CCCGCCCCCTACCCCTTGCGGGCCTTTCTCGTGCGTTCTGGCGTCTTTACGATCTTGTCGCCGTGTCGGGGCGTGTACTCAGCCCACCACGCCTTAGCGGTGCCGCTCTGCTGTCTCCTGTCCTTCGCCTCTAGAATCCGTGACTCGCAAACTCGCTCCGGTGTTTCAAGAACCACGATCTTCTCCGCTCCGAGCTTGTCAGCCCAGTACTGGCGATGCTCCGCCAAAGGTTCGCAGACCACAAGCCAAGCACGCTTAGTGCTTCCCTCTGTTTCATTCGCCAAGTCTGAAAGCATTTTGTTTCGGTGCCGCGTCGCACGCGGCAGGTGCTTTCTGTCCCAGCAGTGGGTGGCCGTCTTAGACATGCGAGCACCAATCTCGTCTAGGTCGATGACGACATCTCCATCTTTTCTGTGCTTTTCTACATAGGCGTTTTTGCCTGATGCTGGCGGCCCACAGACGACCGTGACAGGGATCTTGCTTTTCTGTAGCCATTTTGGATGCGGCGACCACGACCCCGCATCACCTGCGCCGCGTTCTTCTCTTGCGGTTTTGCGACCGTGGCAAGAGGCACAAAGGCACTGGCCGTTCCTCACGTCGTACCGGCTGGCTCCGTTCTCACAGACATCTGTGCCTGGCACGACCGGGCTGATGTGGTCAGCGTGTGCTTCACCTTTTCCGCTGGCTACTCGTCCGCACTCTCTGCACGTCCAAGCATCTGCCGTCAACACAGCCTGTCTCCACGCTCTGTGATCCTTTGACAGGTAGCCTCGATCCGCTGCTGACGCCCTTGCCGTCTGATCCGCTTTCACCTGCTCCGCCCACGGCGGCCTCAGTGTTCTGATTCTTAGTGGCATCGTCGTCCTCCCTGATCTCTCGTTGAAGGCTTGCATGAGCGGCCTGCACACAAGCAGCCGCCCTCGGTCGTTCGGTGTCGATGGCCTGCGGGTCTGCCGCGAACCATGTCAGCAGTGCTGCCAGCCAACGCATCTACAGGCTCCGCGAATGGTCGAGCATTTCAAAGCCGTCCTGCCCAACGCAGGTCTGATACTGCGGCTCGATCTCTGGTGGTGCTGGTTCAAGAAATACCATCGCCCGCAAGCCCCAGCGGGCCGCAGTCGACAGGAAACGCAGGAAGGGTCGCTCTGCTCTCGTGCCTGTCTCGTTCGCCACGAGCGAGCCGAGTGCAAACGCCAGGAGGGCGACCACGCCAAAGACTTTGAGTCGTTCCAGTTTTCTCATCGTTCCATTCCGAGCCAGTTGTCGTGGCTGATGTCTCGCCACTTGAATTCCACCTCGGCGATTGCCCACGAATCGCCCTGTGCCAATATCCGCTCCACGGTTTCACGCTCTGCCCAGAACGTGCCATCGGGTTGATCGTCGGGCCACTTTCCGCCATTGACGTAGTTGCCCCATGAGTTGATAACCAAGGCACCGTCGCGGGGGTCACTGCCTCCGCCGTTTTTCTTGAACCGGATTCCGGCAAGGCACATTTGGTGCATCCATCTGATGCTCGGCGGCCCTGCACAGAAGCCGTCCTCGTCGCGTGTCTTAGTGAAGCCCTGGCTGCTTGCGATTGTCACAGGGTAGCCCGAGGTGATCGCTGCAACGAGCTCCTCCCACGTCCTGACGTTGACGACGTGCTTGCAAGGCGTCTCTGCGGCCTTGCGGTCGAGCCACAATGCAAACGCTATGTCGTCGCCCCCATTCCCAAATGCGCCCCACCGACGCTCGCGGTCTTTGTTGTATTGGGTCAGGTCAAGCGTCTGGCCGTTGTGCGTGTATTGCTGCCGGTAGATGACGCCCCAGTCTCTTAGCCATCGTGCAGCACGGTAGCCAGTTGATCCATCAGACCAACCGCCCGCCGGTCGCGAGCCGTCGAAGTCTTGCTTCATCTTGCTTTCTACCCGCGACCCGCCATAGATGCTGCAAGTCGCTGGCATGATTGGCGGCTCGCCTCGGTTGCCAAGTTGCCACTCAATGGCCTCTGCACAAAAGACGGCGTGCATCGCTCCCCAAGCAACGCAACTGCCATTCAACTGTCGGCCCGGCACAAACGGCTTACCGTAACGCTCGCGGCTGGCGGCATCCATCGCTCGGTAGAGAAACGTATCGACCTCCTCAGCCTTTGCCATCGCATCAGGTGCGGCATCGGCGAAGAATCGCACGTCCAGCGATTCTAGGAACTCAGCCGCTCCAACCGGGTCGGGCTCGTAGCCAAACTGGTCGGAGGCAGCACCCCACCCCCCCCCTTTTTTTTCGTGGCCGCTCCACAAGGCGAGGCCGTATAGCGTGATGAGAACGGTGGCGATTCCAATTCGCCAGCCTGGTCTACCGGATGACACGGGTGGCGGCCCTTTCGATCTCGCGGTAGGCGGCAATCCACTTGGCGAGTTGCTCAGGCCCGACAGGCCCGCCAGCGTTGCCGAGCTTCCGGTCGAGGTAGTCGCCCACTCGCCTGGCAAGCTCTGGATGAACCTGCCCGAGGCTGCGACCATCGCAGCGAAACAGCCGGGCCTGTGTCCGCAGGTGGTCGAGGGCCAGCCCGGTCGTCAGCACCGGCTCGGCCTGCATCTGATCGAACTCGATGCAGTCGGCCAGCTCACCGGCGAGGGCCGCGACAATGGCGGCATCGTCGGCGGCAGTCTCACCGATGAACGCACCGGCAAGGTCGAGCTCGCCCGGTGGTGGCGTCGGTGCTGGCGTCGGCTGGCGGTCGCCTGACAACAGCAACCACGCCGCGAGGATCGACAGAAGCACGACCATGCGGAACCTCATTCCTGGTCACTCCCTGCGGACAGTGCAAGCGTCAGAACATCGCAGGCGGCAGCCTGCTCCTCGTCGAGGTGGTTGGTGTGCATGAGCCGCGTCCGCACCGTTTGCAGCGATGCAACCGCGTCGAGGTAGCTGGCTGGCTTTGGCCGCGTGTCGAGCCCCTCAAGGCTCGGCAGCAGTCCCGCCTTCTTGTTGGTCGGCCAGAGGGCAACAGCAGCGGCAGCAACCGCGAGCAACCAGGTCATCATTCGTCAGCTTTCCTTACCAAGGGCAGAAGGGCATCAACCGCACCGGCAGCCGCCGTGCGGATCAGTGAGCGAAGGGTTGGCTTGATGAGCCACCACGCTGGCCGCAGCACGACCGGCACGACAAGATCACCGAACTCGTCAAACAGCGTCGCGGCCAGGTCGGCCACGATCTGCTTTTTCTGGTCGCCTGCCAGCTCCAGTTCGTCAACGGCAGCAATCGCCAACCGCATAGCGGCGACGATCAACTCAGCAAGCTCGGCAATCGTCAGGCCGTCGCTTACCTGCCGCCGCACCTGCTCGATGTAGGCCGCCACCTTGTCGTGAAGGTTCAACTTCTGGCTGGCAATACTCAACGGGTAACTGCTAATCATCGGCAATATCTCCGAGCAGCTCGTCTTGGATAGTCTGGTAGGCGATGTGCCAGAGCAGACGCATGGTCGACCGGGCCTTTTTCTTATTGCTTTTGAACGGGCCGAAAAGCTCGTGCTTGCGTATTACTCCGCCGCCCCCGGCAAGTATCAGCTCGTAGCTCTTGCCGTCAGTTTGAAGGATGACCGTCGCGATTGGGTCATTCATCTCATAGGTGTCATCCGGCTCATCAGCCATAATCATCCTCGGCGTCAAATATATCTCTCAAGTTTACCATTCGACGCTCTTGGACTGACGGCCTGCGGTTTACATCGCGGGCTTCACGCTCGGCGACAGTCCATTGGCGGCTTATGGTGTTTCGACGTTTTTCAATCACGTCGGGCGTCGGCTCAATGTCACAGATCGTGATATATGCTCCCGCGTCCTCGCCGGGCTTCGCCCATCGTCGCCTGACAGTCAACTCGACCACTTGGCTGTCGTCGGCCCACGCGATATTGTTCAAAGCGTCCTCAATGCCTTTGGCGAGGTTGGTTGCATCGCCACGCGAATACGGGAACGCTGGAGCATCGGGGCGAATGCCGCCCTTAGTTCTGATATGGCTTTTGGGCCGCTGAAATACTGCCTCGATGCCAAGCCATACCGGCCCCTCGCGGAGCGGCAGCCCGCTCGCACGAGCAGCGGCCTCAACCGCTCGTCGGTATTGCACGATTCTGGAGGCGTAATAGACGTGGCCGCTCCGCGCGACCCGTGGCCGCGATTGCGGCACGGGATCACCGGGGACAACAAATTCGCTCTGGTATGGGTCAGTTTCCACAGTAACCCTCGCACTCGTCCTGCCAGCCGCTGAACAAATGCCTTTGCCCTGTCTTTTCGTCCTGCGGCCTTAGATCGACC